GTCATGCACACCCACGAGGTCGGTGGTTCCTGCATAAACTTCAGGAAAGTATAGACTGACTTCAGTACCCCAAAACTCTTGGCAATTGTTAAGACCTTTATTGATTATTTCTTCAGCCATGTCACGGCTCTGAATACTATAAGGGTTTTTTCCTGGATCTCCTGCTATACCTGTCTTTACAAAATTCTCAAGAAACTTGTGCATACGTGTACCGCGGCCAGCGGCTTCGGTAGTAATTTCCTTAGCCTTTTGCTCTCCTACACGCTTACGCCATTCACGTAGTGCTTGCTTCGCTTCTTCTGGTTTAGTGGCTTCTAGTATTGTGGTGACACTGGGAACTGCAAATCCATCTGGAGTTACATACTTTCTTGAGCCGTTTAAATTTGTTTTTTCTAGTACTGTGTAATTAAACTTCGTCGGTATATATTTCATAGTTATAAATCATAATCTTTCGCATAGTGTAGATTCATTTGGTAGCGGAACCATTTGTTATCACTTCTAAACCGCCTCAAGAAACTTGTAGGAAAATCTTTAAGTGTTAAAAAGTCTGCATCAGTTTTAACTTTGATATCAGTATATTTTTCTATAATTTTGTTATAGACAAAATCTGCTAAAGCGACCTGTGCTTCGGGACCGTCATGACTTCCATCTTTAGCCTTAGGATATATATTACCGTCTGAAAATCTACTAAGTTGTCCTAGTTGAAAAGGATCATGATTAACATAATTATATAATTCACTAAACCTACTTGTCATAAATTGATGTATTTTTGAATCATTATCGGGCATGTAATCTCCAATAAAATAAGGGTTATTATGAGCCTTAAACAAATTGATCAAAGAAGCCCATAATCTATATTTTCTTTCTTGTGAGAAACACATGCCTGTTTCATCCATCTGTGAGTATAAGGCTTTGCTTAAAGGATCATTTTCATCATATGCTGCCAAATACATATAATCATTTATTTTTTCAGAATTAGTCGCATTATGAGGATATTCGGCATAGTATTCTTCTCGCCTCATAGCCTGACTCATCGCAATGATATATAGGGGCTTGCAATTACGATTAAAATTCTTATAAAAATAATTATAGGTTCTTCTTACGATGCCATCATTGCTTGAGCCAGGATCTCCTAAGTTTACGATAGGTACGCCCAATTTGTCTGCAAGTAATCTAGGCCATCCTTGAACAGGAGGGTCATAAAGACCCTGACAATAAGTATAACTACAGCCATTTGTAACAAGATGTGATATTTCTAAGGTCATATAGTAAAACTTTCTCCACACCCACAACGTCCTGTTTCATTTGGATTTATAAATTCAAATTTTTCATTTAGTCCCTGCTTTATATAATCAATTGTCATACCATTTAAATATTTAAATGCTTCTTCTGTTACATAGACATAAAGATCATCTTTTATAACAAGGTAATCATTTTGATTCCACTTATCGGCAAAGTCTAGAGTATATGAGTAACCAGAACAACCTGTTTCTTTGACGCCTACAAGTATCCCTATACCTTTACCGCGCTGTTGTAGTTGTTCTTTAAATCTTTGTTTGGCTCGTTCAGTAAGACTAATCATTTCACTAGTTTACACTACAAATTTTATGATTTCAATTATTTTTGGGCTTTTTTAGCCATTCTAGCAACTACTTCTTTACTTTGTTCAGGGGGCGGTGTTTCGGCGGGAGTAGGATCTTGCGGCAATCCTTTGAATCTAACTTCTTTACCGCTTATAGGATGTACCACAGATTTTAGTGGATGCACCTGACTCATAGTATAAATGTCAACTGGGTTTAAATCAATACCGAAGTTTTCAAAATAATTGAGTAATTCATCCATAGTGAAATTTTTAGTGATTTCACCATTGTGAATTTTTTGTTTAAGATTATCTACCGCTGCTATAATATTTGCTGCAAGATAATCGTTAGTGAATTCATAGAGGTACATTACTTACCTCTTTGCTCTACCAACTCCACCAGTCATTTCTTCTTCTGGTTCTTCTGCTGGAAGTTCAGCAGGAGCAGCGCCGGCAGCAGGACCTGCTGCAGCCATCATAGCGTCGGCATCTCCTTCAGGAGATTTTACAGCAATGTCAGTCACTGCCATTTCATCGCCGCCTGCATTTGGATCAAATCCTGCATCACCACCAGTTATAGCACCCATAGCCTGTTGCAATACTTGCTTGCTTTGGCTTAATGCTTGATTCAATGATGTCAATGCTTCGTTGGCTAGTTGATTAAATTGTCCTGATTGTTCTGGACCCATCTCTGATAGTAAACTATCTGTAAGCGCAGGTAATTCTTTGACAAGCATATCGTTTACTTGTTCAATCATTTTTTGAACACTATCAACCATATCCTGTGCTGCTAAAGTATTTTGAGCATCTTCAACAGCCTTGTTCTCTACAACGATACGTGTATTCTTAAATGATTTATAATGTTCATTTAAAGCCTGGGCTATGAAAGTCATTTTTAAATAGTTTTCATTAGTTTGTGATTTTACAAAATCTGGCTTTAATTTAGCCTCCTTTAGTGCATTATTAACCTTAGTTAAAAAATTAAAGGTTTGACCGCGATCTAATTTAGTAACATCTAAATTAAAATCAAAATTTGACTTTAAAGCCTTTACTGCTGTATTAGCGTATCCTAATTCATTAAGTTTCATAGTAATATCCCAGTATTATAATATATTTATCATATTAACGATTATTTGTGTTGATTTTCAGCGAACTTCTTGCTCTGCATATATTTGGATAATCCAGTAAAATCGTTAATTTCTTCAAGCATTTTACGCTTTTTGAGCTTCTGCTCAATAAGTTTTGCTTTATATATGTATTTATTGCTATTTTTACAACTGGTCATAAGACGGTTATAGTTAGCAATCAACGCATCGGCCGACACTATATCGTTATCTAGTTCATGTACTCTTTTTACTTCTTTATATTTGTTTGCTTTATCAAATACGCACCAAGTAACAGCATGTTTTAAACTATAAAAAATAAGGATATTAGAGTCATCATTTTTAGCAAGATGATATTGTCCGTTTATGGTTGAAATGACATAGTTCCCAAAAAGATTATATGTTCCGTCATTGTCTCGGGAAATAAAAAGATCAGAAATCTTGTTTTTAATATCAATCTTGTTCATTACTATATTTAACAAAATAAATGTTTCTTTTTTCATTTGTTGTGTCAAGCATAAGTTCCAAACTCTTTAATTGGTTTTTTGTGTTGACCATAGGAACTCCCTGACAGTCATTGTACAGAGCACCTAGTGTGTTATCCCCGTCGTCAAAAACAGAGGAATTTTGAACTTCAAAATCAAAACTCCATACATAAGTTAATCCTTTGTTATACTGTGTTCCAAAATTATGTGTATCTGACAAGTTCAAAGACTGTGCTAGGGGTATTGTAGAATTATCAGGTTGAGATCGTAAAGATATCACTTGTAATAGCGTGTCTAAATTGCATTGTGACGCACGTTGATCAGACCATAGATTAAAATCTGTTACATCATCAGCGGGTCTGGCTCTATTCAATATACCTGTTTTAGTTATATCAAACAATGTGTAACATGCGATTCTATGAGACATGCCGTATTTACAGCCACAAAAAAGCCCGAGAATTTTACTTCTCGGGCCTTGTTCTGCTTACTAAAAACTAACTATTAGTTAGTGAAAGTTGCTGTTGCTGAAGCAGCTACGTTTGCTGATGTCCAAGCATTTGCTAATGCTGCATCAAGTGATGCAACAGTCCATGCGCCTGTTGGATATACTGCGATTGCTAGAGTATCATCAGTAGCATTTGTATATTCATAGATATGAATAGTTGCTAACTGTTGAATAGTCTGGAATGTAGCTTGAATGTTGTCAGCGATCTGTGAGCCATTGCCTGTTAGAGTGAAAAAGTCTAACTTTGGGCCTTGTGGCTGAACTGTTACTGCTGAAGTTACAGCGTTTACACCAGTGTTAGTATAATCTGGTGCGTCTAACCATAATACTTGTTTAAAGTCACCATTGACTCTTGTGAATTGTGCCATTTTCTAAATCTCCATGTTATTTTGAACCTTCATGAGGCTCATACTATTATTTATGCCTGTGGCAAAAAAACACGGTGTTAGAGATTGTCTTTACGCATCAATCTAGGCATTAGATTGAAACTATTTTTAAAGATTAAAAAAGCGATATTTTCAAGGTCTTTAGTAACCTGACCTTTGTTTTTTGATGTTACGCTATTGTTTAAATTATCTAATATATTTTGTATTTGAAGTTTAACAGCAGGCGGAATATCATTAGATTCTACATGTTTTTTTATCAAACTGTTATAAAGATAATCCCCAAGCGTCGGTAATCCGGTTGATTCTAATAACTGCGTATATTTTTTCTGTAGTCTGTTATAATTGATTGTCTCTACTAAAGCAGACATATAGGATTCATTTAAATACTCTGCTAAAGTACCCTCTGCCTTATGGGTGTCGCTATACCAACCGTCTTTAGTATGTGTATACGTCACACCATTTACTGTTGCTTTGACAGGAAAAGACTCATCTAACGGGACCTTGTTTAATAAATCGCTAGTATTTTTATCAGCAGGTCTACCCTTTGCATTTACCCATCTACCGTCTACCTTGTAATATTTCACTCCTCCAAACGTGACAGGTTCTGATACCCGGGGCATTGTTTGTTGAGGGGAGGGAGTTACTGACTTAGGAGCAGGAGTTTGCCTTCTTCTTTGTAGTGCAGGTTTGTCAAATTGTCTCCAGTCGCTCCCATAATCTTGCGCTCCTAGAGTGCTGGCTTGGGGTACTACTCCTGGTTCAGGGGGAGTATCTAAAGGTAAATTCATCTGACTTCGTATTTGCGGGGCAGGAGGAGGCGGCAAGTCTGGCTGTTGATTAGCGATAGCCGCCAACTCATCTCTATAAGCCTCAAGCCAATCTTTTGTATTATTCCAAGTTCTTGAACCTTTAAAATCTGACGGATAAGAAATTGTCCTACTTCCTGATGGTCTTTGGGATATGGCTAAGTCAGGCCCTAAAGGGCTGGGAGTATCTAATGTGAACTTTTCTCTTTCAATACCGTAATCAATTAGATCAGCGATATCGTTTATAAAGTTTTTTCTAAAAATCTCGTATGCACGTTGTTGTTCTGGGCTAAAGCCAGTTTTTTGTCTAGCAGCATAGTTGCCTAAAGGATTTTTAACATTTTTAGCAAAATCATAAGCACCGCTAAGTGCATCTATTATATTGCCTGCGTTTTCACTTAACTTCTTTGTCATCCTTCTTTCTAATAGATTTGGAAAATCTATTAGGCTCCCTGTTTTTTATAGCACTTAAAAGTTTCTTTTCCAGTATTTCGGCTTTGTCTGTGCTATAGTTTTTATTAATTAATTCTATTAAATTAATAGCACTTGTTATGACATTATTGGCACGGTTTTCAATAACATGTCTCATGTCACGATTTTGACCAATGGCCTCTAACTCTTCTAAGAGACTTTTAGTTTGCTTTTGCATATAGATATTTATCTATTTTAGGGAGTTTATTTCTTTAATGACGCTATCAAACTTTTCAATTTTACGCTTTGGACATCAACATTTTTGCTTGTTTGTTCGGGTTCTACAGTCCTAGAGACTATCTCATTTACGGACCCAATTTGACTGGTCGTCTTGATTTGACTCATAATTTGGCTAGGGCTAGGGCTAGGTTCCTTTTGATATGATTCTCCGTCGTCTGTGATACGTAGAGTATCCCCGTTGTATTTCAATTCAATTTTCTGTCCTACTCCTGAACTGCTGCGAGTTTTCATAAGTTGTATCTGATATCTTCCGCTTTCACGTATAGAACGCGATGTAAAGATTCCGAACACATTATCAGCAGTATTGATCTTACTGATTCCGCCTGCGATATGACTATGATCAAACTCAATTTCATCCACCGCGCTACGATTCAACTGACTTGCTGTGACGAACAATACGTTCAGTTCCTTAGCAAGGTTACGTAATTCTTCTGATACATACTTGTCCTTGACGAACAAATCGCTAGGACTTACTTTTGCGGTCACAGGCATAATAAGATCAAGATAGTCAACACACATGAAGTCAACGCGCATTCCTGTCTGTACTTGCAGCTCTTTTACATACGCTCTGATGTCATTGACATTGCTTTGCGCCGGCATATACTTGACACGTAATTGACCTGCCTTCTTTGAGATCATCTTGACTTTCATCTCAACATTATCAAGATCCTTGAAAATTTCTCTTGTGCTAGTATCAGTCATCATGCTATCCAATCGCATACTACACAAGCCTTCACTCAATTCAAGAGTGACATAGACACCATTGAGTCCATTCTGTACCCAGTTGACCGCAAGATTCTGCATGATCAAACTCTTACCTGATCCGCTACCACCTGCAAAGATTTGTAGTTCGCCGCGATTGAATCCACCATATAGTTTCTGATCAAGTGTTGGCCAGCCTGTGCTGTTTTGTCCATTGTTTGATTTCAATGCCATGAGTCTTGCTCTAGGATCAGCAAAGTAATCTGTGCCCATATCCTTCTGTAGAGAAATCTGAACAGCATCTTTGATCAGTTTCTCCACAGGTCCATACTCGCCCTTCTCAAGATGATCAGCACTCTTAAGAATAGCCCTCTCAAGTTCTTGTCGTTTAGTGAATGATTCAAATTCTTCTAGGAACCAATCATAATGTCCTTCATCAAGTTCTTCTAGTTTATCAATAGTGACATCAGTTGTAGCCTTGATCTGTATTGGTTCCGGGATAACATTATATTTTTTCGTATGGTCAATGATGAATTCTGCGACTGGTCGCAATCTTCTATCAAAATTTTCACTATTCATAATATTCATGACGCGGGTATAAAGTTCAGCGTTTGTGACCATCATTCGCAAGAATAGTGTTTGTACATCAATGTTGTAGTCGTTTATCAAGTTGTTTCCTCTTTACTTCTATCTTGATCTTGCTGTTTGTTGCTGACTGCAAGATACTTAGCAATGTTGCTAGTTTACCATATTTTACTAGACTATCATTCACGTCCTTAATATCATCTTCCCAATTTGGTATGCTCACATAAAAACCCAAATCAAGCGCCCTATCGCATATTTGTAAACCTGTTTTGTCTTGATCCGGCACAACAATAATTTTTCTGTTTAGATTTTTTAAGATTTCTGCTTGTTCGTCGCTTATAGTATTGTGTGTTAATGCACAGCCATTTATGCTTAATGCATCAAATATACCTTCTGTAACTATACAAACTTGATAATCTGGCTTCTGTAAATCATAACCAAATACATAGCCCTGTTGTTGCTCGTTAATAAATTTCGGTGTACGATCATCTAAGTACCTACTAGTATGTCCTACTATTTTATTTTCATATGTGTAGGGAATGATGATGCGATTTGATTGTCGTCCTTCCAAATCAGGTGTACACATGAAAGGATAATCAGATATACGAATTTTGCGTTTGTTTAAATATGAAACATAAATTTGATGCTTAGGATTATTTTCATCAATAAGTTCAGCATCAGGTAATGTCATTTCTTTAAATTTTACCTTTTTCTTTTCGCGTTTCACACGCACAAAATCTAGTAAGTCTTTGTGTTGTAAACTCTCGAGGCTATACTTATTGATGTCATCTTTGTCAATTCCGCAATAAGACAACAATTGTCTAGTGTTTCTTGTTAGTGTGCGTCCTAAAGTGAATGTACATTTGAATCCACAATTAAAACAATGATAACTCCAGTTATCTCCATCAAACTTTATACCGCCGCGACTGCGACGATCGGCTTTATGACCACGATAATGGCAACAGATAGCATTGAAACTATGCCAGCCGCTTTGCGTAAGTTTTTTCTTGCCTGGAACTACTTGAAGAATATCAAACACTCAGTAATTATAACAGAGTGTTGTGTAAAAACAAATAGTATTGGTATCTTACCTTGCCAAAATATTAGTTACTACACCAGCGTTGCTTGTGAATACCATACGAACGAATGGATGAAAACCTGTGATGGTATAACCTTGTGTTGCTGATACATTATCATACTCTTCAGTCTCAATAATAGGATACCAATCTGTGAGTTGTTGGTTACAAGTGCCTTCAATTGTTATGTATCCATTATACTCTTCTAACTTAGTTTGTATAGTAAGTATAGGATTGTCCTGCGTATTGATAGTTGAACTATAATAAATGTTAGCATTTGGTAAAGGACTATTTGCGTTTACGTTAGGATTCAGATTAGGGAAGGGCTGTCCTGTAGGTATAGTAACTGCTTGGCTAGGAACAAAACTAGGTAATACGCTATTCAACACATTCATGTCGCCCCTTGCTCCTGCAGCAGGGTCTACGAATACCGGAAAGTTAAATTGTCCATCTGGAATTTCTAGACTATAATGTGCTAATTGGGCTGGTATATCTTCAATTTCTGCTGCATTAAGATATAAGTATGCAAGACCAGTTAGTGGAAGTTCTAGTGTCAACGCCTTGTTGATAAGAACCTCAGTACCGTCATTATTGATAAGTCTAAATGTGATTTCTTTACCAGTAATATCCACTGGTTTTTGTTCCTGATTAAGGAACTTAAACTGTATCTTGTTATCTACACCCTTATGTAGATTAAGTGTTTTAGCGTAGTTTGGCATATAGGCCCTCGGACTGTTTCCAGATAATAAAACAACTATCTGTCTTTGTACATACAAGAAAACTGCTGTTGAATATCCTACGTTTGTAACTGTCACAGATGTTGCTCCTCATAGTATTTATTTGTATAAAATTAAAATATTTTTTAGGCTACCCGAATATAAATAAATTTTAATGATCGCTAATGATTTTCTAAAAAAATTGAGTGAAAACCACCCCTTTATCACCATAGTTTCCTTCGCAAATCAGGATTATGTGGGAATTATTCAGAACAGGGATGAGCAATGCACTTCACTATATGATTACGGTTCAATAGTAAGCCAGTCAACTAAAGAACTTTTTTTAAAGTTAGGGGATATTTGGTGGTGGGAAAGTAATCGCCAGATACCCATAAACATCTTTCTTAAAGAAGATTGGGATCCTTTTAGACCATATTTAAAAACTTTTAGCAATAAGAACCTTACTATAGTACATGGTCCTATAGTGTGCTTGGCAGAACTTAATAAAAAGCGAACAAAGCGTAAAAGTATTACGCTCGTAAAACGCCTATCTTGATTTCTTACGGCGCTTTTGTTTAGCGAAATCTAAAGATACGGGACCTACTCTAGTATCAAAACACACCCCATCTAAATGATCAAGTTCATGTTGATAGACTCTAGCAATCAGTCCATCAAATACTGTCTCTACAACATTACCTTTTGTATCTTGATAATGTGCTTGTATCTGTTTGTATCTGTTTACATGCAACCATAAATTAGGAAAACTTAAACACCCTTCTAGATCACGGTAAAATTCTCCACCTGATATAAGCGTTGGGTTTACACAAACGATAAGTTTGTCTGAATTACCCATTATAAACAATCTTTTGAGTACACCAACTTGAGGGGCAGCAAGTCCTATACCGTTATTCTCAAACATGATCTTTGTCATATCTTTGACTAGTTCTGTAGGGTCGCCGTCAACAGCAAAGTCCCATGGTTCAGCAACACGGCGTAGTAGTTCATCATCCTCTTTTAATAAATTAATTTCCATTTTCCTCTAATAAATTTATATGCACTACTACAAGATGCGCGTAGGCAACTGCGTGTGACTTTTTAAAAGTGTAAACACCTTCTTCTTTTTCCCAGATAGTCTTTGTTACTTCAGACCAAGGAAGACCTATCAAATGTTTTTTACCTGGACGAATCGCAGCCAAAAACATAGCAAGTCTTGGTATTGTATTTACAGGTTCAGGCATTTTTTGTAAACTATTATAGTGATTACCTAAATGTATCAATTGTTCAACAAATTTTGAATCATTCAATAGTGACCAATTCGGTTCGCGCATTAGTTCTACTAAATGATTTTCATCACGTATCTGATTGTAAACATGCACATTAAGTATATCTAGTTTCATATAACCGCGTTCTTCTGCTTGTTCATAATCAATAGCAGAAAGTTTATTGACGCTATCATATGGTATATCGGTTACATAGATGCCAGTATTATGTCTTTTAACTTCGTTTTTCCTTATACTTGCAGGCGTATGGTCAATGAGCGATAATAGTTTATCTCTATCACCTAAATCAATATCAATATCGCTGTTAAATTTCATTGCCATGATAATAAAAATAATATTTCTTTTTCTTCGTCTAATATTTCAACTAAACATTTTGGAGGGTTTCCAACTATTCTAAGTATCCAACTTTCTTTATCTTTACTACGCCACTCAATAAACTGCCCTACGCTACTCATATTATATCTTTTTCCGTCATCGTAGTAATTTTCTTGTACATTGTCAAAGAGCCATTGTAACATTTCTTTGTGTTTTGAATAGGGCAAAGTATGCCTGCGAGATTTTTTCATCGTGAAAGTCCTAACTTTCTGTATGCCTCTTGTACAACTATAGCCTGACGTTCTGCATCCTCTACCGCTTTGTGCGTAGTGACATGTCCACCATCTTTTAATTTAACACCTGCAATCTCAAACAATGTGCGTGTATCACGCACTGTATAGAATGGCCAAGGTATTGGATTAGGTCTATCAGTTAATGTTTGACGCATAGCAGTCTCACAAGCAACAACGTCAAACGGCGCACCATGACTCCATACTGCCCTACGATTCCAACCAATACTATATAATTTTTCCATGCAGTCACGTAATGTCATGCGATCATTATCGCTCATGGCTTCTTCTAATGCTTCAGGAGTTTGTTCGCTCCACCAGCGTATAGTATCATCATTGATAATACGATTATATTGTTCAGTCTGATCTTCTACGGTGGGCTTTAGTGTCCAGCGTTCAGCAACACCTTCACCATATGGATCAAATCTCACGATGCCAATAGTAAGGATAACACAATAAGGACTTGTGTCCAGTGTTTCCAAATCTATCATTAAATCATTTGCCATACTTAAGAATATACACTAAAAACTTCTTCTCGTCAACTACCTTATAATCATCACTTAACATACCTTCAATATTTTCAAGTGGTCTAAACCCATATTTGTTTTCTAACCATTTCATATATTCTCTATGGTCTCTACTATTCGTTTCACTCTTAAACTCTAATTTGAGGTCTTTAAGATTTTGCCAATACTTCCAGCGTGCCTTACGCTTCTCAATATCAGCATCATCGTCATCGTAATCTTGGAAATCTTTAGGAACTTTTACCATTACTTTTCCATATATTATCAATTTTTGAAACGTCATCAAGTATGGTGCGATCAAGGTAATTTAATAACAATGCCGGTCTTGGTTTATCAGTATTATTGGGCATACTGCTGTGTAGCACCCTGCAGTTGTATAAAAGTAAACTACCTCTAGGCATGTCAGGTTGCTTACAATTATCAATGAACCAGCGATCATAAGTTCCAGTATAGCAATTCATGATCTCAAAATCCCGCTTTTGACTAAATGGAACTAAGCCTGTAGCAGCATTCTCTTTTGTTACATCATCAAGTGAAATTATACATTGTATGCCTAATAATCTTTTATCAAAATTCCACTTTTCAAATCTATGAGGGGTATCAACATGAGGACTTAACCACTGACTCCTAGCATTAATAGTAACATTGTCGCTTGCATAGAACTGAAGGGTTGGAAAGTTATTGTAGATTACAGGATCAACTAGTTTCTTAATTTTTTGAAATTCAGGAAAAGTCTCAACTGTCTGGCTCCACCATACGCTTATGTCATCTAATTTTTCTATTTCTTCACGTTCAGCGTATACTTTCTTGCTACTACTTGCACGAACAGGGTGTAATTGACCAAGTATTTTTTTGTAATCTGCTATCAGAACTGAAGGTATAAAACCAGATAATATCTCATATCCTTGTCCTTGCCCTAATGTATTTTTTAAATTTTTCATCAATAACCGCCTGCGCTTAATAATTCTTTTACTTCTGCTATCACATTTTTATGTTTCTTAAACTTGATAGCCCATTGTTCTGGATTGATGTATTCTAATATCATTTTTTGTTGTGTGCTATCTAATGTTTCCATAAACTTCAATCCGCTTTCACTTTGATATAGCATCCAAGGGCTGATTTTTCCTTTAGTTATCTCAAAGCAAATCTTATTTACATTTCCATAACGTAATACATCTTTTGTTTGTATTTTATGTGTCTCTGCTAATTGTACGCAAGTTTCTATGCTGCGGGCGATAGCATCTAAAGGATCCTCAGTTTTTAAATAATCTATTAAAAATTTTGTGTATACACTATCACGATTCCAAGTATCTATACTTATTTGATTTTTAAGTAACCAGTCTATGTATCTAGGAATATTCAACACTTGTACTTCTAGACAATAATTACCAAACTTTACGAATGCTCCATAATAAGCACTAGACATAAATTCAGCATAATCTTTTTTCTTTTTGTTACTATGCTTACCATAAAATTGTATCCAAGAATTAAACCCTATACGGTTTGCAGGTAAATCTTTTTCATGCCATCTGCGCTTAGGTACGCACATGTGTTTTGCTATAGTAGTTTCTCGTAAAAACTCTTTAGCACAAAAATCACATTTGAACTTAGTTTCCTGAATCACGTATGTGTTGCTCTAACTCTTCTGTAGTGATGATTGAGGCTAATATTTTTAGATCAGAGATTTTAGTTGTAGGATATATTGAACTTAAAAAATTAATGAGGTCGTTATCATCCAACTTGTTAGGTTTTAAAAATTGATGAAACTGTTTCCCATTACCTAGACCGCTAGCACATAGCATCAACCATTGTAGTTTAGGATGCTTATTTACAAACTCGCTAAACAAATGTGTATTAGCAAATTCGTTTGTACTCAAAACATGGTATTGTTGTAATGCAGTATTGCCCTTGATAGAACTCATCCATCGTACCATCATATAGGGGCTAAACTTTCTTTGTTGTTCTTCAGTAAGACTATCATAGTAACCATAGTCCTTACGATCAATGGCGGCTAAGGCTTCAAACAAGTCAAAGTCTTGCTTCTCAAACTTCTCGTCAGTTGGTATCTTTGCTTTCGCCATATAATTCTACTACAGCAGTATCGCCCCAAATCTGTGCATAGTCAAGTGCTTCTTGTTCCGTTTCAAACAGTTTAGGTTGCATCTGAAACTTACTATCACCCTCAGTCACCCATAAGAAGTCACCATCAGGCCAGTAAACTTTTACACCATACTTCATCAAAATACCTGATTGTAGTCAACAATCTCACAGTTGCGGCTTATCTCTTTGACGAAATAAACACAGCGTGGTTTAGGACCATCATCTATCGGTACACATAAGAACTGTCCATTACGTAGTCTAGGAGCATACCAAGTTACATCGTGATAGATATCTGCAATCTCTATAGGTACGAATGTAGGACTGAAGGAACTTAATGGATTAAATTCAAACGCACTGAATCCACGATCATTGAGGCTGCTTAGTGGCAATGTTTCAAGATCACCATGTTCCTTTTCGCCTATCAACACTTGCCAATCTAACGGCATCTTGATATTGCGATTAGCGATTGTCAATACAAGTGCCGGAGTGTTAAAACTTTCTAAAAAGATAAGAGGTATATAATGATAATCTACGCTTTGAGGATTGCTATTATCTAATATAGCAAAACGCAAGTCATCAATCTCATCAGGTAATGTTTCTAAGTTATAATATTTGTTGTCTAAAGTTAATATACGCATGTTGTTATTTTACGACATTTTTTATTAGTAGTCAAGTTTTTCAATTGTAAATGGGTACTTTGCTTCCTTGTAATATGCTTTACGTTGTGTCAAATGACGTTTGGCAAATCTACAATCGCTAGTGATATCCCAGATTTCTACATGATCCTTATCTTCCGCTTTACGTATGCCGCGACCAATACTTTGGATAACTCTGACAAATGATTTGCCAGGCTCAATTAACACAAGATTAAAGATACGCGGTATATTGATACCTACAGCAGCGACACCATATGTTGCGATAATGACTTTTGTATCCGACGTTTTTACCTCATCATATTCCTCTTTACGCTCTGTGAGTTTAGTTTCACCTGATATGAATACGCTATCTTGAAGTCTACTTTGTAACTCACGTCCTGCATTGACCCGATCAACAAGCACTAATGTATTACCGCTATCTTTTATCTTATCTACAAGTTGGGCAATCTTATCTAATCGCTTTTCATCTTCTAACAAATGTTTAAGTTCGCTTTGATAGTTAGTAAACTCTACACCGTCTTTCATCTGTACGATGTTGACATGACATTGTGCAAGCACACCCTTCTCTTGTAATTCGGCTGCGCTAAGTTTACCGATCACAGGACCTAGACTTACAAGCAAACTCACTTGTTCGTACATTGCCTTAGGTATAGTTCCTGTTAGTCCCCAACGTATTGGTATCTGACTGAATGGACCAGTTAACAATGATTTCAGTGCATCTGCTTTTGCCATGTGTACTTCATCAACCATGACACATACAACACCCTCAATGAAGTCTTTGATGCTTATGTCAGTATCACCGCTGCGTGTATTTTTGAGAAGATTGTTGAGGCTCTGCCAAGTGCAGATTGTATGTGTCTTGTTGTACTCCTTGCGATCACCGAAGTATACGCCGACATCTAATCCAAGATTGATATAGTCTGCTTCAGTCTGTACAACAAGGCTCTTGTTGGGAACGATGACGATAGTTCTACCATATATCTCTACGCTCTTGCTCAATGCCGCAGTCATGATGGTCTTACCTGCGCCCGTCGCTACTTCTTGAATGCACTGCGGGTTCTTCAAAAAGTTATTGATTAATTCAACTTGGTAGTCACGCAATAGTATTGATTCACCTGCTTGCGTGTGTCCTTTAGGCCATACCTTATCCGCGAAACTATCTTCTTTTATTTCTTCAAATGCATATGTAGTACGATATTCTCGTAGGTCCACAAGGTCAATATCATAATCATATTCTTGTAGTATAGGCACAATATCAGGAATCAGATTGATGTATGTGCTGCCTGCTATGCTGCAATAACTGACCTTACCGTTCCATCTACCAAGACGGACCGCAGGAAGATATCGTGCGCCCGGAACTTCATGTTCAAATTTACGCATCAACGCCTTGCGGCAGTCCAACTCAAGACCTTCTATCTTGCAGTTGACCTCATCCTTTATTATGATTTTGGCTTGTCTCATTTTCTAATTCTATCAAACATTTTTCGCATAAACAATCTTTATACTGCTCTGTCTTGTCCAATCTTACATAAGATATTTGAAAGCACCAGCAGTTGGATTCGGATCCGTTACATATAAATTTAGTCCTGCAACGTTCGCAAATTAAGTCTCTCATTTTACTAAAATAGGCCTTGAGTTTTTAATAGTTACTACCTTGCTTATGTTTTTGTGTAAGTTTTCATTGTGCAATAACAAGGTCCGGCGAGAATGTTTATAAGAGGTATAATTTAAATATAAAATGTTTTCATATAAATCTAGATCGGATGTATTACGGCTTATGGGAATTTCACTTAAAACATCCCTGATATCTTTGGATATTTCTTTATTAAAAATAATTTCAGATCCTAAATATATTAAATCGTAGTTTAACTCTTTAAGCCAACTGCCTAGTGATTTGATATCATCAATATCAACACAGGGGTAAAAGTTACTTGCAAAATGCAATAAATCATCGTCTTGTAGTATTGACTGATCTATTTTAACACCATATTGCGATAGTTTTAAGAGTACCTGCGGTTCATCAGATAACTTTATATCGTGTAGTGCTTTATTTAGTGATTCGTTTATCCCGTAGATGTAAAAATTATTATTGGTTTTTACGAGGGTAGGATCCCATAATTTAAAACTTTTGTACTGTTGTAAATTTAATAAAATAGATTCTACAGTAGAATCATAATTAACATTTTCAAAATATTTGTTTAACTCACTGTAGGCTATCTTAAGATTGTGAGTAGACGCTGTTGCACTATAGCATTTATTTTGTTTATCCCAGATAAAAAAATTGTCCTGAACATTTTTAAATTTTTGTATAAATTTTGTATTGTAAGGACATCTTATTTTTATTTCCCCATTTTCAAAAGATATTTTAGGGTGACAAAATTCTTCTTTGGAAGGCACAATTTCTATCTGCCATCCTAACCCATTGAGTTGTTCTACATCATATCCAAGTTTAACAAATTGTCTTTTGTACTTTAGTAGTAATTTACTATAAAGTTTATCTTGATTAGAAGTGATAGGCTTTGAATTTGATATCTGAGTTTTTAAATTATTAAAAAATCCATAGTCTTTTTTTGACAAATGTATATCACCCTTGATTAAAAAATGGGTGAGTTGATCTTTACTGATGAACATTTTCATATTATAAAATACTCAAATTATTTAATAAAGGAAAGAGGGTCATAAAGACCCTCTCGCCTTTGCTCGGGTAAACGGAGTATCAAGCCCGACGCATAACAGTAGACTCAGCCAATGCACGCCAGTTAGCGGGGCTAATCTTAACCAGATCAGCGATCTTGAGAGCCATACGCATACTCAACTCACGCAGACGCGACTTGTTATCCCACATGAAGTTCAACACCTGATCACCCTCGTCAAACTCAAACCCGTAGTCACGGAAGAGTCCGCCGTCAGTATCACGATGCACCTGCTTGATACGCAACAACTTGTCACGCTCCGTATCAATCGTCAAGTCAAGAAAGTGACAGCGCGATTGAAGCGCCTCGAGGTGATCCTGCAACTTCTTGCTCTTCAAGTTCTCAAACTTGATGTTAGTGATAAAGATACAAGAACCGTTAAAGTCAAACGCATCGGGGATACCTTCGCGGCGCAACATGCTGGAGTCACTGTTCCAGTAAATTCGACGGCGCTTACCACTATCAAGTGCAGCCTTGAGAATGTTGAGCGACAAATCGTCCATGAGTACGCTATCGCAATCGTCAAACACCAGCACATGGTTCTTATCGCTATGCTTGAACAATGTAGCATAGAGACCAAGCGCCGTCATTGCACCCTTGACGACCTCATACTTGAGAGTCTTGCCAGCAAGACGATCAAACATCGACGCCTTCTCTAACTGCTGCTCAACACCGAACGACTTACCAACGCCCGGGGGACCACTGACGATCATTGCGCGGATACCACCGTTTGTAGTAGCCTTAGCCATCTCGTCCAGAATCGCAAAGCGGGTAGCGATACGATTCATAGCCTCGTCATCGGTCTCAACAGGCTTCACAGCCTGCGTGACAAACTGAGATACCTCAGCAGGTGCTTCACCACCAACAAACTCAAAGTCATGCTGGTCCTCGACCTTGATCTTAATCGTGTCAATACCAGCAAAGTCAGGGAACACACCGTCATTACGAACAGTGATGTAACTACCCTTCTTCCCAGTCTGAAAACCACGAACCAACTTAAACTGGGTATTAATCACAGGAATACCGCGATACGACCCACTCTTAACAAGAACAACAGACATAATTTACTCCGTTAGTAAACAACTCAATATAACTATTATAGCAAATTGACGGCCTAGGTCAACAACTATAAATCCAACAATATCAACGACTTAGAATGCCGAAAAACTCGTTTTTCAATTCCGCTACAGTACCGTGGGGCACGTAGAAGTCCGTAGTAGGATCCCAGTACTGACCAGCCTTAGGATCGTAGTATAAGACCTGACCGTTAGGGTAATAGAAGGGACCTTCAAGACCTTTACGCGGTTGATACTTACGTTCCAAATTAGTCAATACACGATATCCCATATTAGAACCATTCCTTGTGATTGCCCCAAGCCTCGTTATCTTCAAAGCCCTTATGATACGCTTCGATTTCCTCGCGTGTCATACGCTCCTCGGTGACAATTTCGCTAGTGTAGGTAGCACCTACATAATAGTGAGGCTTGCGACCACGACGATAGTAACTATCAGCACTACCGCGATCATAAGCACTACCATGTCTCGTATCCATCACAATCTCCTTATTGGAAAAGTGTAGCATAAACTTCATCACGAACCGCAGTATCGGTCGCTTCCTCGAAACCGTCAAGCGTACCAACATCGTGAAGCAGGTCACAGACCTGATCCCAATCTAATTCAGCAGCCCTAGCAGTCACCACGATACCGTGAATGAGTGCGTTGCCCTTCTCTGTAAACATACCGTAGTACATAAAAACTCCGTCTATCAACTGTATAGATATTATGCGCCCAAACTACTTCTAGGTCAAGAACTATAATTCCATATAAATCAATAACTTACAAACCCTCGTAAAACCGTCTAGGACCGTCTATAAACGGCGCTGGCCAGACATATAGCGTTGTAGCACTATACGCTGGCCAGGGCTTTTTGCGAGGTCCTATTACTTGCTAGATTTCTGTTCTAGAGATTGAAGCAGGTTGCGTGTACGGACAACTTCCTCGACACGTTCCAATTCACGCTGTTCATTTTCTAAGGAACTTAACCTGATACTGTACATGATATAAATCAAATAAGCCAACAAGCCAAATGCGATAATGATTGATGCGTACTCCTTAGTTACATAATTCACTAAGGCAATACTACCAAAAATAACCGCTGTGACACCGGCAACATCTCCGGCTGCTTTCAACTTCAAGTTCATACATATCTCCTTTGTTTATTACTACAAGATATAGATTACATGACACTATATGTTGTGTCAAGTTGAGGTTGCCCAATTTACTGATTTTCCTTGTTAAATCTTTTTATCAAGTCTTGAAGTTCAAGTAATTCTACCTTGAAAGTGTAGGCAAAGTACATAAAGAGAGTTAACCATATTACCCAAAATATCTGTTCGCCATGGTTTGGACTTAATATTTTTAGTCCTATCATTATTCCTGCACCTAATAGTCCTGCTGCTATAAGTTCAATCAATGCCTTTATTTTGTTGTTCATATGTTTTAATAATATCTTAGGTTATTTAATCTGTCAATCTCAGTTCTAAATGTTTTGATACTATCGCATATAGTATATGGTAAGTGATTTATTTTTAATTTAATAAAATTATCATTATAAACTAAAACGGTGATGTCATATTGTAGATAAAAACAAGATATACAGACACAATCATCTTCAACAGTTTGTAAAATTTGTCCGTGCAAATTAACATTATTATTTTTTAAATAGGATATGATTAGATTACTGACTAATTTCATACTACTTTCCTTGATAAGTGAACCAGTGAACGTATGATTTTCCGTGAATTACATCTTTATTTAATTGTGCTGCTTCTAAGTTTCCTCTGAATAATAAGTTTGAACGTTTAGCCAACTCTATGTTTCGTTCTGCATATGATCCTGTTTCTGATATTAGTATATCACAATCTGGATTACAGTAATTATGTATGTTTGTAAAAAATTCTTCGTGGATAGTCCAATCGGGATCTGCTAATAATCTGTTTTGAGTTTTTAAGTGAAGTTCATTTTTAACGGCTATTTCTTCTAAGTTCAATAATCTATCTCTATGGGGAGGGTTCCCTACTATCAAATCAAACTTTTGTTGTGGTGGAATATTTATAATTTTATCTGTACAATAGGCAAAAACTTTATCATCAATATTATTGATACTAGCCATATCTTTAACATAATCTATCGCAGGCTTAAACATATCCATAAATGTGATATGGTTCACAATTTTTGCGTCAAGCAGGCTATAACCGATCGCGCCGAAACCCGCACACCATTCTAAACATCTATTGTATTTTTTATTTTGTTTGAGTAAAGGATCTAAAAAATCAAGGTATTGTGTAGAACCTCCACCGTTCAATGAATGCCCGTCAACTATCCAATTTTCTAAGGATAATCCGTTTTGAAAAGTCAATTTTAGCACTTAACTGACCGTGACATCTTCCATGCCAGCTGTGCGTAGCCTTACGATATGGCCTAATTGCCATTGCTTGCTATCAAGCCCTTTCATGATGCCTAGCCATTTATTACGCAAAAGTGCTACCTCGTTGATTAGTACTTCAAAATCAATGACTTCATCTTCGCCGTCTACATACTTTTCAGCATCACGGCTTGTCAATGCTCTATTATAGCCTTCCAGATATTTCTGAAAGTATTTACGTCTTAACTTACGTAATTGTATGTTGAGATAATTCAATACCGCTTCAATCTCTTGTAACTGATTAAATCTTTGTTCCGTGATTCCGGGTAGGTTTGAGATATTTTTCTCTACCTTTCCACCTACCCTACAATCATATTTTGCTTGCTCTAATTCTGATTCATAGTGTGCTATGAAATCAGGGATTACAGACAAATCAGTTGTGATTCTGGTATACCAGTTCATTCATCACCAATTGTCGTCATAATCCTCGTCATCTTCCTCTTCTTCCTCATATTCCTCTTCTTCGTCCTCTTGTGATGCGATATATGCCTTGACAGCATCCATCACATGAACATCTCTACGAAACTCTGCCTTGATATCGCTTGCTTCATAATCATTTTGAATGAGAACATCTACAAGTGATTCAGCGGCATCTGGAAGAACCGTTTCATCAATCTCAGTTTTTAATGCACGCCAAACTTCGTGTATAACAGTAATACTCATCTGTATTATTCCTCCGCTACAGAATTTGTATTACTTATCTTTGTTTGACGATTTTGATATTCTGACATTACTTTGTCAAGACAACCATCTTCGTTGCTTTCCCAACCTTTGCGGAAGAATTTGATAACTTCACCGCTATCAGTTGTATAGACAAGACGATTACCTTCTTTCGTCAAAATATTTGCCTTCTCAAATAGATCAAGCAAACCACTGTATGGGTTCATGCCAGTCTCATATGGAATCTTGACCTGAACACTTTCAAATGGCTTTGCGTAACGAGTTTTCATGATTTTACAAGCAGCACGAATACCTCGCACATCAGTAATCTTGTTGCCATCATCATCTTCCTTGAGCTTGAGTTTCTTCATAGCGACAACGATACTGCTTGCGTAAACGAATCCTTGGCCGCCGCTGATCTTGTCATCAGGGTCAAACATATCTTGACTAGCATATGTGTGATTAGTCGCAACCAATCCTACATTATGACTACCAAACATGTTTACACAGTTACGAACAAGACTAGTCAATGCCTTAGGCTTACGACCCATGTCACCCTTCATATCACCTGCTTCAAACTGATTGACATCAGTTGGAGTCAACAACATACCAAGACTGTCAATGATAAACAATACCTTCGGCTTGTCATCCGCCGGTAAAAGTTTATAATTTTTCATGAACTCACTAATAGTCTTAGCAACGTCATCAATCATCGCCATGTTCAACTTCAACAACTTATCTTCGGCTGTATCGACACCAAGTGCCTTCAACCAATCTTCATCAAGTGCGTTTTCAGTATCAACCAATACTACGAAAATGCCTTGCTGTTGTGCGTGACGAACGAGGTTACCAGAACAAATATATGATTTGCCTGAACCCGATTCACCTGCAAATACAGTTACCTTACCTAGTGGGACTCCTTTGTTAAAGTCTCCGCTAATAAGATAATTGAGAGCGTGGTTACCAGTACTGATCCAATCAGTAGGATCATTGAAACCAATACTGAGACCTTCAATACTCTTGGTAATATCTTTTCTAAATTTGCTAACATCAAACGGCTTTGCCACATGGCCTCCTTATTTCAAAATATTTCTTTTAGCGATTCTATCATTGAATGCTATTTTGTCAAGCATATCAGGACAACTGTCCGCGATACGGTCAAGTTCATAGTCATTTGGATAGTGTCTTAATGCACCACGCGCACGATCACGGACGATGCTCGGCACCCTAGGCGTCTTGCCTGGATCGCATAATTCCTCAAGTAATTTCTTACCTTGCTTTAGTGCGCGGTATCTTTCGTCTGGTAGTGTCATGGTAGTTACCTCAGTTTAGGAGAGGGGAGAGTTTTACCTCTCCCCAATACTTTCTTAGCCCTTCTGCTGTCTAGCACGGATCATCGCTAAAATGTCCTGTGCCTTATCGCTAGAAGTACTCTTAGGAACTACTACGGGTTCACTCTTTGTTTCTGCTTCTTCTTCAACATCATGGACATCCCCGTGTCCATCTACTGTTGCCTTTTTTGCGCTTACAGTAAGAGTTGTAACCTCAGTTACATGAGGGGGTGCTAACTGTGATGCACTAGTTGCAGGAGCCTCAAGACCATATGGACGATAGTATGCGCCCCACTTGTCATTATCATAAGGCTTACCATCTACTGAAGCCTCAAACATTTCTTTGATGACACGTAGTTCGCTTTCGCTTGGCTTCTTGGGCAAGAAGTCAGCAAGATTGAATAGACCATGTGCTTCAATAGCAGCCTGCTCTACTTCAGTCAACGGGCTTTCACGGCGTGCCCAGTTACTAGTGCTATAATCAGCATAACCACCCTTGCTAGTCTTTTTGACGTTGAAATCAAGACCACGCTGATAATCAGTTGGCAATTCTTGAATTTCAGGATCCATCAAACTTGCCTTGATGATTGTGAAAATCTGCGGGCTGATGACGAAACGACGAATCGGATTCGCAGGAGTTACGTCATTGCCGATCGGATTCTGACGAACAAAACCTTGAAACAGATAACTACGCTTCTTCCAATATTTATTAGCCATATCTTTGAGCGTATCATCCTTATACCAAGGACGAACTTCTGCTAAGATAGGACAGTTATCACCGTACATTTCTACGCATGGGACTTGAACGACTACCTGCTTCATGTTGGGATCACCTTTGACGCCATTAAACGGCAACTTGATGATCTGTCGTTCTACCCAGAAAAATGTATTGCTTGAATCTTTGTCTGGAAGAAAACGGATAGTGGCAGTAGTGCCTTCTTCCATATTCCAGTGTGGGTAGATTGCGTTATCTGATTGGGTGCGTTGACCCTGACCTGATTTCTTACTTTCTTGTGCCGCGATACGGGCACGGATATCTGCTAGACTTGCCATATATAATCTCCTATGTTGTAAATGCCTATGTTGAGCCTAAATGTGTTTTATGTTGAGTTGTCTAGGAGACAACTAACACATCAAGATATTCTACACGAATATCATGCTGTGTCAATATTATATATCACCGAACTATGTGCAAAAAATATTACTTTAATCCCGAAAGTGTTTTTATTCTATCCAATTCAACACTTTCGCTTGCGCCAACTAGTTTACCAATGTTATTATTTTTAACTTTTTCGGTTGGGCCTAATTGACCTACACGCTTTTGATTAGCGTCTAAATCTTCTTCTACTTCTTCTTTAGGCATTGTCTTCTGTGAATAATCACGTTGCATTGCAGAAGGCGCAGTAGGCATTGTCTTCTGTGAATAATCACGTTGCATTGCAGAAGGCGCAGTTTCATAGTTACCTGATTGAATATGTGCCTTGATATGAGAATGGATTCGTTCTGGATTATATTTTTCATCAGGAGGTAGATTGAAGACAGGGTAATCTGATCCACTACGAATAGAAAATGAGATAGGTTTTCCGCCTGCTTGTGCTAGAGGAGGTACAATATATGTGCCTGGCTTGAGTGCCTTGTATCCAGCAAAAGATGCTAACTTCTTGGCTAACCAACCTGCGCCTTGATGTAAAAGACCTTCTTCAACATCTTCTTTGTGGAATGTATCTAGATATTGTTGTGCTTTATCGGGAGATACCATGTATCTTCCACCATCGTTTGATGCTGCTTTTTGTAGATATTCTTTACTCCAGTTTGCACCTTCTGGTCTTTTTGATTGAATCTTGACCGGTTGCAATTCAGGAGCAGGATCTGGTTTTGTTTGTGATTGTATATGTTGTGCCAAAGATGGTTGCCCAGGTACAACTCTTTCATCTAGTTCTTCTTCATTAAATTTGTCTTTTACCCAGGCGCCTGCATTTTTGACACGATTCACGACTGGGCGTGATTGTAAGTTATAACCATATTTTGTATAACCCATATCAGTCATTTGTTTATCCGCTGCACCTTGCTGTGCTTGATAATTTGCTTTGGCTTGTGCAGGTGTTATCGCTAGTTGTCTATCAACTTCAGCCTTTGATTCTGGGTCAAGTGCATCATACTGCTTTTTAAATTCTTCTGGATTACGTTTTTGATCTGCTTGAAGTTTGCCTGGCATGTCTCTGTAATAAACTTTATTAAGGTCTCTTGCAGCACCGCCCATAGCAGGCATCATTCTATCAACACCTTTTGACAATAGTTTTGTAGCATCAATGTTACCTTCTTTGTCAGTAGATGCTTTGATATCTTTTTGCATGCCTTTGTCAACTGCATAACCTTGTGACATGCTATCAAAATCTTGTTTTGGTATTTTGAGTTCGCCGCCCTGCTTTTGCATTTGTGCAGATTGTTGGGCAGTATTTAAATTGTCAATATCTTCATCCAAATTGTCGTCTGTTTTATCTCTGGCAGCCTGTTCAGCCTTTTTACGATTACGCTTAACGAACCCAACACTTACTTGTAAATAGTCAGCAAGTTCTTCATCGGTCATTTTTTCAATAGGAACATCGCCGCTTCCCTCATCCAAATCAAATGCTTTAAGATTTGACTTTTCAGTGTTTTGATTATGTTTTAATGTCATAGCACCAGGTGCTTCATCTAACATTTTATCAGCAGGTACTGCTAATGATGCTGTAGTAGAATCTATTTTTCCTTCAAGATGGATGTTTAATTTGTCCATCAATATTTGTGCGACTTTATCTGTATTGACTCCATAACCCTTTTCTGCCAATAATTCGGCATACTCATCTATTGAACTATAGATATCATCACTACTTAACCCTTCTTCTCCGCCTAAACTATCTGCTATAACTGATGCAACTTCTTGGCTGTTAGCCATTTTTTTTTGACTTAACTCATTTGCTTCTGCATATCTTTCATATGGTCCAGGTGTGGGTGGTTTTTTAGGTGGCTCTTTTTTTTCGGAATTTGGCTCAGATTTTGGCTCAGATTTTTGTTTTGGCACATATCGTATTTCACGTTTAGTGCTGAGAGGTTTTTTTACCTCTACTTCATCGTATTCATTTCCATCTTGGTCAATAAATCTGTGTTGTATAGTTTGTTCATTAGTTGGTGTAACATCTTCTGCACCGCCTTCTCCGGCATCACCTGGTGTGTCGCCGTCAGTCTCTTCGCTTGCTTCTCCGCCGTCACCACCTTCAATTAAACTTTGTGCCCATTCGTCTAATTCTTTAACTTCATTCATTTCAGTTAAGTTCTTTGACAAACGATTTAATATCGGTAATACACTTTCAATACGTGGGTCTAGTGTTTCTTGTACAAATAATTCGTTTAAGTTATTACCTTCATCATTTTCTTCATTTAGTACAGGGGTGTAACTTTCAAAATACTTTACATACCCGCGATGAGTAGTCATGCGACTCAATGTTTCGCGTAGGTTATTATAGTGCAGCACGCCTTCATTAATCAAACGCTGTGTTGATTCGTTGAATTGACTATTATTTTTTGTCGCACGGACAAATCCAGCCATTTTTGTATATTCTTCAACTAAAGATGTGATATGTTTTGCCTTATCGTCATATGGTGTGCCACCTTCTGCGATATGACGGGCATATACTCTTGCAAGACCTGGGCGATTAGTTGGTAATAAGAAACGTTCACCGGAAAGGTTTTCAACAAATATTCTGTGAACATTGCGAAATCTTTGTTCACCTTCTTCAATATTGCGATTATGTTCAATAATAATTTTAACTGTTGGAACATTATCGCTGAAACTTGTCTTTTTACCTAAAGGATAGTATCCTTCACTAATGTTATCTTTTTCTTGTTGCATTTTGTTTCTCGCCCTTTTTTGCATATCAAATTGAAAATGATCTGACTTTCTTATTTCCATCTCACCTACTTTATTTAAAACCCAGGGTTTAATAAACTTATGAAACATTTGAAATTCTGGGCTTTTAACTACCTCTCCATCTACCCAGATAGTAGTAGTTATGATATCTTTTCTGGGTTTTTTATCCATTGAAACATAAGCAGGATCAGACTTGAGGTCATTTTCATCACGTAAAGTAAATCCAATAGTTAATGCTTTTTCTGGATCTAATGTCTTTTTTCCTGTTCGGTCCAGAGCATATGGTTCATAACCGCGATTATGCAACTCATCATATAACTCTGCCATTTTTCTTTCTAAACTTATAGCCATAATATTATTTATTCAAATTTTTAACTTAGGACGGCAAAAAACGGTAAAGGGGGTATAACTTCATCGTGGTCACGCATCTGAGTCTCTAAGTCGTAATGAAAGTCTGTTAGTTGTTGTAGCATTCGTGTGACAAGTAGCGTGGCCATCACTAAATCGTCAGTTTCTCCTACTTTAGCACTATAACTGCCGCCTAACGCTACGAACGTTTTTAGTTCTGAAATAAGTGAACGACTGTGTAATTTCATTTTTTTACTTTCTAATAGTGTTTTAAATTTTGCGCAGGCAGTTAGTTTTACCTTATGAGAAGTATTAAACCCTTTTCTTTTTTTACCATATTCGCTGAAAAAGATACCTGGAATATTACTTTCTCCGAACTCATTTAAAGAAATAATCGCCGCTTCTCCTATACTGTTATTTTCTAGGCTATAATATAGGTTATTGGGTTCACCAGTACACTCAACGATATATTTGTTGATATCTGCTAATAATTTAATTTGTTGTGGAATCTCTGTTTTGTTATGCTTCCATTCACCTATCTGTTCTGTAGTGTTTGCTTCAAATATCTGTATAGCAGCAGGATCGCTTCCTGTACCTAGGCTTGGATCTAGTCCTACAACATAGATATTTCCTTTAGTTGGTTGTTTGTACCATCGTACTTGTCCTAACCTGCTTATAGGCTCTATACCTTCAAGCATAATCAATGTGTTTGGATTTATTAATGTTTCGTCTGCGATAATAAATTCACAACCAATTTCACGATTGAAACGATCTTCTCCTAGTTGTGATTTTATCTCTTCAGCCCACTTTTCATCACGACCGGGTTGTTCATGCCAATATGATCTGAATGCTTTAAAACCGTTCTTGCCTACATCCGTCTTATTACCGAACTCATCTTCAGTCTTGTTAGCACCTTTCCATATCAATGCGAATTGATCTTCGTCGCTGTTAGGAGTTGATGTAATGATAGCCTTACCACCAGTTGCTAGAGTGGGAGTAATTGATGTCCAGAACTGTTCAGCGATTGTTGGTCTTACGAATGCGAACTCGTCAAGATATAACAATGTGATAGACATACCACGACCAGTATTTTCAGTTGTCGTGGCTGATACGATACGGCTACCATTATCAAAGAAAAGTGATCCTTTATTGTATGTCGCTGCGCCTGCTTTAATGTGCATAGGACAGTTTTCATAGGCATAGCGAATACGCTGCATGATTTCTTGCGCGCCTGCATACTTGTGTGCGGCGATAAGAATAGTGCTATCGGGTACAAACATAGCATACCATAATAGATAACCAGCAGCACTTGTGGTCTTACCGCTCTGACGAGGCATGAGTGCGATACTATATCTGTACTTGTGATAAGTATCAATCAATCGTTCTTGATACTTATAGGGATGATACAACATGCTACCTCTAGTAGGATGTTGTATGTAAAAAAAGTTATCCATGAAATATAGATAACCGGTATCTGGGTCACAACACTTTACAAAGTCATCTAACTCTTTTTGAGTTTTGAAAACTGTTTTAGTGTACGGTTGTTTTATTAATGTATCGGCACTAGCCATACAAATATTTAGACAGTGAAGCCAGGCTTGTAAACTGTTTTACCCTTCTCTGTCACAGCAGTAAGTTTTTGCTTTCTATTAGCGCCTTCACTGTAACTTGCATGTACCCAACCAGAATTTGGACCTTCTTTTGGATCATAGAATTCTAGAATAATCTGATCAAAGTCACAGTTTTCTGACACCCACTTGGCTAGTTCAGGATTGGCAAGTCCGTCAATTTCAAAGTCGACTGCCTCTCCATTGCAGTGCTGTGATTTGGAGGATCC